TGTCTCAGTCCTTCTCGGTTGGCATCCTCCATCAGAAGGTTCTGCTTCTCTTCCCGGAGCGCCTCGATCTCATCGGCCTGTTCCTCAAAGCCCTGCTTGGCGTTGGCTTTCTTCAGGAGCTCCCTTTGCAGTGCCTCCATCTGCTTGTCGATCTCCGCCACCCGCTGGCTGTTGGTGGCCTGCATGGCCCGTTCCATTGCCAGCTTCATCCCCGGCAGGAATTCGTCTTTTTGCGAGATCAGCTGATTGAAGGCTGCCACCACCGCCGCCTGCATGTCTTTCTCATAAATTGTTCGTGACGGACAGTCTATTTCGGTCTTCCTTTTATCGATCCGGCTTATGCAGCGCCATACCGGAATCCGCTCTCCCCGGATCTGCCACTGGGTCCTGCGGAAAATATCACCGCAGTGTTCGCAATACATAAGGTTGGAAAGCGCATACTTTCCGCTGTACACCCGCCGCTTACCTGTTCCGGTCTCCAGCCGCGCTCTGCGTACCATCTCCTCCTGGACTCTCATGAAAAGGTGGCGCGGGATAATGGCTTCATGGCTGTTCTCCACATAGTATTGAGGAGCAATGCCCTTGTTGACCACCCGCTTTTTGTTCAGGAAATCCGTGGTGACCGTCTTCTGTAAAAGCGCGTCACCGATATATTTCTCATTCGACAGGATCTTCTTCAGCGTGGAGGCCAACCAGTAATCGTTGCCTGCTGCCGTTTTAATTCCGTCTGCTGTGAGCCCCTGTCCGATGGCATAGTAACTCTTGCCCTCAAGGTACTCCCGGTAGATCCGCTTCACCACCTTGGCCTCCTCAGGGTTGACTACCAGGTTGCCGTCCTCATCCTTATCGTACCCGAGGAACCGGTTTGTGCAGACCTGCACCTTGCCTTGCTGGTACCGGTACTGCAGCCCCAGCCGCACGTTCTGGGAAAGGCTCTGGCTCTCCTGCTGGGCAAGGGACGCCATGATGGTGAGCAGGACCTCACCTTTGGCATCGAGCGTGTTGATCGCTTCCTTTTCGAAGAAGACGGCAATGTTCTTTTCCTTCAGCTGGCGGATGTATTTCAGGCAGTCGAGGGTGTTGCGGGCAAATCTTGATATCGACTTCGTGACTATGAGGTCGACCTTTCCCGCCATGCAGTCCTCGATCAGCCTGTTGAACTCCTCACGCTTTTTGGTGTTGGTTCCGGATATACCATCGTCGGCATAAATGCCTGCAAGCTCCCATCCCGGATGCTTTCCGATATAATCTGTGTAATGCTCGATCTGCGCTTCGTAGCTTGTCGCCTGTTCGTCGGTTTCTGTAGAAACGCGGCAGTAGGCCGCCACCCGGAGCTTTGGAGCTTCTTCTTTTCTCCTCCTCGCGCCGACCCTGGCCGTCGCAGGGATCATTGTCACTGTTGCCATTTTATACCTCGCTTTCAATCAGGCCGTAAATGTACTCGGCCTGCCTATAAGAATCTCTGAATCTCTGTTCCGCCGGTGTCATCCGGAAGGAAGTAGGTGCAGGCCGCGTTTCTACTGTCTTCTTCTCTTTGTTGTCACGTCCCAGCGCTTTCTCCCGCCGCTGCCGCTCAGCCTCAAAGGCATCAAAGGTTTCCCTGTCGATAATCGCCGGGTAAAAGTCATCACCCAAAAGGTGCGGATTCTGCAGGAGCCTTCTGACGGAGGTGTGCGTCGCATGCATCCCCGCTTCTTTGGCAGCGTTTCTTAGTGAAAGTCCACTGAGGTAGCCCTCGTAGATCTTCCGGATCTGCTCTGCCTGCTCCCTGCAAATGACCGCGGAGCCATCTTCAATCCGATACCCGTAAGGTGTGTGTCCTCTGCTCATATCTCACCGATCCTTTCTGTCAGACGCAGTCCGCACTTTAGCTGGAAGACGATCTCATTTCTGGTTCTTAGTTCCGCGTGATCGAGGAAACGCTCTACCAGCGTTCCATCAAATGTGGTGCTGGGCTGCGTGTGGCCAGCATACCGGATCAAGTCGGCGAGGGCTTCTGTCTTGTGGTAGCTGCCGGTGATTTCCTTCACCAGCTGCTCCTTTTCTGCTGTTAGCGCATCCGCCTCGGCAGCCAGGTCGTTGCTCTCCTGCGTGAAGAGTGCCGGTTCCAAGTACCCTCTTGTCATGATAGTGGTCAGCGTCTGTCGCCGATCCACATTCTGCTCCAGCTTCCTGTCAATCTCGTCAATCCGGCGCAGGTTCTCCTTGTGAGTTTCCCCTCGGATACCGTCGAGCAGTGCGTCCAGCACTTCTCTCTTTGCGAAGATCAGCTTGTTCATCATGGTTGTGAAGGCATATTCCAAATCGCATTCCCTGACGTATTTCATGCTGCAGGATCGGGCATCTGCAAGATGCTGCCTGCAAACCCAAACCGGATACTTTAGGCTTCCCGTCGAGTTGATGTGCCTCTGCAATTTGCTGCCGCACTGCCCACAGACAACTTTGCCTGAAAACGGGTATATGTTATTGATCCGAAGCTCCTCTTTTTTGATGTTCTTCTCTCGCTCCCGCTGCTGCAGCAAGGCTCCGACAGCTTCAAAATCCTCGCGGCTGATAATCGCTTCATGGTGATCCGTCACATAAAACTGATCGCATTCACCGTGGTTCTTATGCCGGCGGAAGCGGAAATCTGAGTAGGTCTTTTGAAACAGGCAGTCTCCTATATACTTTTCATTTTTAAGCACGCCCCTGATTGTCGTGCCTGTCCAGTTTCCCTTCCTACGAGTAGGCACCTTCATTTCATTGAGCCGCTTTGCGATCGCCGCGCTGCAGGTTCCTCTCAGTGCTTCCTCGAAAATCCAGCGTACCCATTTGGCTTCCTCCTCGTTGATGGTCATTTGACCGTCCTTCACGCTGTAGCCAAAAGGTGCATACCCGATTTTGAAGGTCCCGTTCTCGAAACGATGCCGTATGCCCCACTTGTTATTTTCCGAAATGGACACGGACTCGCTTTCCGCCAAGCTGCTCATGATCGAGAGCAGAAGTTCCGACTCCATCGATCCGGTATCGAGGTTCTCCTTCTCAAAGTAGATCGTCACCCCGAGGTCAAGCAGCTTTCTGGTCAGCTCCAGGCAGTCCGCCGTGTTGCGCGCAAACCTCGACAATGACTTTGTCAGGATCCGGCCTACTTTCCCCGCTTCACAGTCTTCGATCATTCTATTGAGCGCGGGCCGCTTTTCTTTGCTGGTGCCGCTCACGCCCTCATCATAATAAAGGCCGGCAAACACCCAGTTTGGGTTGGCACTAATGAGTTCTTCGTAATGGCTCTTTTGTGTCTCGAGGCTAATGAGCTGCGCATCTGCTTCGGTAGAGACCCTGCAGTATGCCGCAACTCTGATCTTAGAAGCAGCTGTCTGGACTACTGTAGGTTCAATTTTCGTTATCTTTTTCATGGTCTCGCCTCTGTTCGTAGTCCGATGTTCCAATACTGTCGGGCACTTATCAAGTTGTATCTCACATAAGTTCCGCCATAATAGGCACAAAGATTTTGCGGGCTTCGGCCAGGATTTTGTCACATTCATCAGCCGTGATGAGCCCCTTTTCCAGCATCTTTTTTGTCAGCTTTTCGGCCCTGAAATAGTTGATCTCATCAAATAACTGCTTCTCAGTAATTTCCTGTGACGCAGTCACGACAGGCTCAGCGGGAGTTGTAATCATCGTCACTTGCACTTTCTCGTTCTCCTCTCCAAGGGAACATATCCATCCCTTGGCTTCCCATGCCTGCTTAGGGCCGATTTTTATAACGCCTGGGAGAACTTTTGAGCAAAAAAAAAGAGCCCGCAGCGAACTGCGAGCTTTACATTTTATGATTAGAGAACCACTTCTCATGCTTGGCAATATAGCTTAATGCTTCATTAAGTGATTTGTAATTTCCTTTTTGTCTGTGATAGGAGTCTCTCCGGGAATGCCGGTGCAGAATATAGCATCCAGATGTGCCATATGGGGAAACGATTATCCAGTCATGTCCTGTGCGATTGCTATGGAGTGTAACATCATGATGATTGATCTGAATAACCAAATAAGATGACTGCCTAAGAACCTCGATATCGGTATTGCTGAACACTCTACTCCTTC